ATTAAATAAGCTGTCAAACCCCACTGTCATTGCCCGAAATGGGCTTAGGTCTATCCTTGTCATTATTGTCCTCCTTATTAAGCAAGGTTATTAATGTATCTAATTTATATTCTATACTAGATACCCGTTTCTCTAAGTCAGTATTATCTGCACCCAAAGAAACAATCTTTTGTCCGGAAGCAACTTTTGATGCCTTCCGTAAATCATGTACTACCATAAATCCTCTTTTATAAAAGGGGGCAAAAAGCCCCCCTAAATTATATTAATTATTGTGCAGTATCGTGTTGAGTACTAGACTGTCTGTCTGTCTCATCCACACCTGCAACATCACAAAGTACTGCCCAAACACGGATTTTACCCGCAGTTGAAGCCGCACTTAATACAAGTACATCAAGTGTATCAGCAGTTGCTGCTATATGTCTTGCTGTAGCTGTTAATGTTGAATAACCCGTTGCGTTAGTATCTCCATCAGCATAAATATCAACATCTCCACCTGTAATACCTAAGTCCATAGTTACAGAACTTGATAATGCAGTTAGCACTTCAATCCCTGCTTCCATAACTAAAGTTTCAGCAGGTAAATCAAGAACACGTAGAACATCATTTTGTGCTGCTCCACTGTCTCCATTGATTGCTGAGACATCAATTGTATTTTCCACTAAATAAGGAGTTCTTATTCCGGGGTTATATCTGCCGGGACGATTAGTTCCACCCGGCCCAGTTACATCATATGTAGCCATAGTTCTATCCTCCCTTAATCAATTAATAAGTGTCTAGCCATTAATGCTTCCGAACGAAGCACTTTTCTTCCAAACACGTGTAATCCTCTAACTACATCAGCAAAAGAATCTGGGTCTCTGATAACTTCTGTTTTTGCAATNGCATTAGCAGTTGCAGTAGAACTCATGTGTCCCCATAACACTTTATAATAGTTAGATGTTGTTGAAGCTGCAAAGTTATTAGTCATATAACATTTGAAGCCTTGAATTTGACCTTCAACCACTCTACCGTTTCTAATAGGTGATTTTCCGTCTCCTGTTACAGATGCATCCATTAACTTCGCTGATGCTTGAGCAAGTTGCTCATAAAATTCAGGTGAAAGCTAAAAACCATCTGTTTTCAGTTGGAACATCTGCTCCATGTAGTCTCTTAGCACAGTTAGCCATAACGTTAAGAGGGTCAGTTTCAGAAGTACCGAATCCGGTATCTGTTCCTGAACCATCTGAACCTACAGTTGTTCCTGCACCAGAAAGCATAGCAGCGATGATGTTCTCATCGTATGAGTCTTTAAGAGCATAAGCCCCTGAAGACGTAGCCAAAGATTCCCAGTTTACGTGAGCTTGTCTTTCTTCAATATCGTCAACTTTAAAAGCGAAAGCATTTGCTTGGTCTACAACTAATTGAAGTTGGTCATCTGCTAAATTTTGAATAGCAACATGGCCACCTCTAGTATAAGAATTTACACTTATGCTTGGCTCTTTAATAATATTAACTGTATCTCCGAAGTTTTCAATCTCTCCCGCATAGTCGGTGTTGGTTATATCTTCAACAACCGAAGCCGTACGGAAAAACTTTTGAACCTTTTGACTATAAATTACCGGTAACCAATTACCCGATGGTAAGTTAGTATAACCGGCTCCTTTAGCAATAGCCATAATTTCCTCCAGTTAAAATTTTATGCCTGTTCTATACGTCCCTCTCGCCTCGCTGCATCAATTTCCTTTTCATATTTAGCAAATTGTTGAGGTCTAAGTTTTGCAATTTCAGACACTGACCAAATCTTTTTACCACCTTCAGTTGTAATAGAACCTTTATTAGTTTTAGTTACAGCCGCAGCAGCATTAGGTTTAGTCGTTTGTTTTGTTTGTAGATTGTGGTCGGCTTTATACAAGTCAATTACTCTAGCGGCCCATTTTGCGTTAGTATTATTTTCATAAATACCATCTGAAATACTTTTTGGTTGTTCATTTAACCATTTAGTAAAATCATTACTTTCTTTTAATTCCGAAAAATCCGGATGTAAAGTTGAAAGTTCTTTAAAAGCATTTTGCTTTGTTAATTCTACTTCTTGATTTCTCAAATCTGTTAAACGTGTTTCAATATCTTCAACTCGTCTATCGGCTTGTAAATGAGAAATAGACTCAACAACATCATAAATATCAGGATAGTCTGCTTTAAACTGTTCCAATTCATCAGCACTTTTAGGTGTTGTATATTTTGGTTTAGTTGTAAGAGTTTTTTCCTTCTCTTTCCATTCATTTAATTTTCTGTCATAATGAGATTTTAAATCATCATAACGTTTTTTAAAATTATGTTCTTGTTGTTTTGTCTGTTTTTCTGAATCTAAAAAGCTAGTTGTGTTTTTTGGAGTTGCCTCTTCGGTGTCCTTTGTTTCAACTGTTTCAGTTTCTTCAGGCTTATCTAAATCTTTTTGATAAGCATTATGATATGGGGTAGGCTCTAATTCTTGTTCTTGTTTAGCTTCATCTACCATTTTTCCTCCTTGAGTGCCTTATTAAATAAGGGTAGCTCGGTTGTATTTTGGGGCTGTGCCTAATGCACAGGTCGCCACTTATAATATTAATTATCAACCATTGATGATAACCATGTATTATAAAAATTCTTATTTCTTTTTGTTAATTCTTTTTTTTCGTTTGTTTTTTTATCAATTATAAATCTTTTGTATTGTTTAGCCATATTTTCATAATTATTTTGTGATGCAGCTATCATAAAATCATCATATTCTGCTAATCCTGTTGAACCTTTGCCAAATTGTTTAGTTTCACTTGCACCTAAATTAAATGCTAATTCTATTAACATATCTTTAACAGCAGGTTGTAAATCATCAAAATTTGTTATTTTCATTTGATTACTACCATAATTTTTAGTTGAATGATATTTTGCAAAACTATTAAATACTTTTCTAGCTTGATTGGTAAAATTAACTTTATCTTTTTTTAATAATTCTAATGCTAATTCTTCAGGAAATATACCATCATTTTCATTTATTATTTTTTTAAACATTGATTCTTCTTCTTCATTAATTATTTGATGACCATAACCAATATGCAGTTTACCACTTTCATCTGTATAAAATCCTTGTTCTTTATAGCCCGGATTTTCTTCTGATTTCCAAAAATCTATTAAAGTTGTATCTTCTTTGTATTTTTTTTGTTCATTAACAGGAGCAGCAAATAAATTAGAATCATCATATTGATACGCAATATTTCTATCATTTAAATATGCTCTATACTTTAACTTTTTTCCAAAAACACGATGAATATTAGAAAGTAACATATTATTTTTAGATGTTAAATGTAAATTTTTTAAAAATTGAGATGAATTTATTTTATTAAATATATCTCTATTATTTTCTTGGTCTGCATCAATTAATGAATTATATAAATCATCTAATGCAACATTAGTGTAAGCATTTTGTTCATAATTATTTAAATCTTTTGGTAATAATTCTTTAAATTTATTTTTTAATATTGTCCATCTAGTATCTTCTAATGCATCAAAACCATTATCATAAAAAACATTATTTCTTCTTTTTTCTTCTTTTTGTTCTTCTGTAAGTATTATTTGCTCAGTAGGTAAATTGTCAGGAGCCATCTTGTCAGGTACATCAAATGAAGTTTCTAAATCACTTTGCATTTCATCTAATACTGCAGTATCTTGTGATTTCTGCATAAAACCTTCTGTTTTTTCTTGAACAGTTTCACCTTCTTTATGCTTAGAAGGTTTATTTAAATTTTTTAAAGATGCATAACCACCATCAATATATTTTACTAATTCATTAGGAATATGCATTTCACCATTATGTACAAGTATATCTATTTTATCACCATGTTTATAACCTTTAGTTTTAACACCAGAATCTTTTGCTTTTAACATTGCTTGTTCAACTAAACTTCGTACTCTAGGGCCATTTTGTTGCATTGCAGGATAACCCATAATAAAATCACCTTCTTCTGCTTGTAAATCTACATCATCTGCTCTTAGTTGAGCAGGTAATGCATTAGGGTCATTAATCATAGATGGAGGTCTTATAGTTCCTCCTGTTTGATAACCTACAATACCACCTTCTTTAAGAGTAATAGTTTGAGTATTTTTTCTATATGGAAGAGAAATACCAAACATTTTTTCAAATCCTCCTCTATCTCTCCACCATGCAACACCAATATATGGGTCAGCTAAATCAATTGTTGTATTATCAGCAATTTGTGGTTGAACATCACTTGCTGTATTATTAACATTCATATCACCATGAGCAACTCTATAAGGTTCTTCATCTTTACTTTTTTCATCTTCAATTAAACGTAATCTTGTTTTCATATTTTTTAATTCACCTTGATTCATAGGTTCATTAAATATAATATTATCTCCATCCATTGACATAGAACGTAATACAGCAGGTAAATCACCACCTACAGCATTTTTTAATGAATTTTCTAAATCCATCATTCTTCCTAGTTCTGTTGGATTAGGTGAACCTGCATCCATGCTATCTTCAACATTTTGTTTTGTTAAATTATATTCATCCATTAAATTCATGATGTCTTTTGTTATAACACTTGACTCAAGCATTCCTTGTTCTTGTTTGCTAATTGCTTCAGATTTTGCACTTTGTTGACCTGTTAATAAAGTTAAAGGAACACCTACTGCAGACATAATAACACTAAATAAAGCTTCTAAAGGATTTGTAGATTTACCACCTGATAAAGCTTTTGATGCTTCTCCTAGTGCTTTATTTCTATTCCATGCAGCCGAACCGGGTTCTAAATATTGGGAATTTGCTCGAACATTTAAATTTTGTGTATATGTTTCTTTATCTGTTAATGTACCCCAGTTACCTTCAAATCTACTTCTTAATCCGCCACCCCATGTATTGTAATCTTGACCACCTTTAATTTTAGATATTTCATCTGAAACTTCTAAATCTTTTATTCTTCCATTATTCCAACGTGGTGTATTATCTGAATAACCAAGTTTTGTCCATTTACCATCGAGATAATTAAGAGCATCCATTTTTGTCCATTTAGGATTAGATGCCAAAATAGCATTAACCTTTTGTGCTACAGTTTGTATACCACTATTTGCATAATTAATTGCTGCATAACTTTTAAATTTAGCATCATTTTCACCAGAAGAAATATACTCTTCTACGGTTGTTTGATTATTTTTTACAACAGTTGATTTTGCATCTACATCTTCTATAGTTCTATTATAGTTACCTTTATTAGTTTCTTGTCCCGGATTTGCCATAGTACTCCAAGTAGTATCATGTACCGACTTAGAATTTTGCTTTGTATTTTTATTATTACTTATAGATTTTTTATCCTCACCATATAATCCCGGAAATGATGAGGTACTCCAAGAAGTATTATTTACAGATGGATTAATTTTACTTTTGTTTGTTGCAGATCGTTTCAGCTTGTACAGTATTAGGCACTGTTTTAGTATTTCTCATTTCCATCATTTCATGAGGTCTATTACCAGACCTTGAGCCTTGTACATATGTTTTTATATCATCTTTATCATCAAACCATGTTGCCATTATTCTTTATCTCCTATATCCGATGCGTGTCTAGCCGATTCCTTGAGATTCTTCAGGCGAACCAGTGAATCCAGACTCCCCTGCTTGTGGAACATCTCCGATTCCGATTTCGCCACCCCCAACCCCTTGTAGGTCAGGTTGATTTGCTCCTGCAGGTACTCCTGTAGGGCCTCCCATGCCTCCGGGTTGTTCACCAGTGGGCTGAGCTTCTGGGCCTGTGCCTTGAACATTTGCTAATCCTCTTAACATATCTGCAAAGATTGCTGCTTCATTCATATCATTTACTAAACTTTCTGGGTCAATATCTTGTGCTATTGCCAATTCTCTCATTAAATTTGGTATTTTTACAAATGGAGCTAACATTGGGTTACTTACTGTTTGCAATAAAGTAGTTAATCTTTGCGTTCTAACTTCTTTTTGCATTACTGCTGATGTTCCTTTAGGTTTAATTTCTAAATCACCAATTATTTCTGGTGTATTTCCAAATTGCATATTCCATTGAAAGAATGATTCACCTAATGGTTTTAACAGATAATCGTCTATATTTTTAATTACAGTTTTTATGGATAATCCTGCTGAAGACATAATCATAGATAAACCTGCTGCTGTTCTACCAGTTCCTGTTACACCTGTTTGTCCATGAGTTACAGAAGGTATTCCAGTTTCTTCATCAGCTAATTGTCTAGCTTTATCATACATCTGAACATTTTCTCCTGCTGTATTTGGAAATTTAATTCCATTTACTGCAGTACCTGTTACTCCAGATTGTCTTCTAAATATTTTACCCGGAAATATATCCATACTTTGTCCGGGAACTAATTGAGTTTCATCAATATCAAATACTAAATTACCTGCAAG